AATAGTAACTGTAATTCGTTTCATCATTGTGATGCAATGTGATGCAAAAGTATGCAGTTTGCATCATTACGCATCACCCTGTGGAAAACAAGTTTTATTTACATATGAATATATGATCTTGACATCATATGATCTTATTTATATTTTTGGTTAGGCCAGAGTTGCTATGCCACGATAACCATAACGATGCGTGGTTAAACAACCTCTCTCTGATGCGGACTACCTAGATTAGGCAGCTAGGGTTGTAGTTAGTTATGGGTCAAAGCTACATTTAGGGAACCCTTCTGGTCAGCCTATATATTAACAAATTAAATGAACACTAATAATCCTAATCTTGCAGGTGTCATCGAAATCAAAGATGTACATCAACTGCCTACAGGTTTTAAGGCAAAGTATATGGCATGGGCAAAAGTTGCCTCCATATTTAATGAAAAGTGTCCTGGTTGGACACATCATACAAAAATGAATGAACAGGATGGTACGCCATTGTTTGATGCGCCAGATGGTTCTATGTATTTTATTTTTTATTTTCAAGATCCAGAAGGTAACAAATTTTCTGACTTTATCTATCCAATAATGGGTAATAAAAAACAGGCATTAAAAAGACAACAGATCGATGCAAGAGAAGTATCAGACTCTCAACGCAGAGGATTTGTTGCACATTGTGCGTTTCAGTTTTCTTTAGGTTATGAATTGTGGGCTAAAGAAGAAATAGAAGACAATGAACCGCATCTTAAGGTTGTTACTAAAACTGAGCCTAAACCAGAACCTATCAAGAAAAATCAGTACAGCAGCGAAGAGCTTGTCAGTATGATTATGAATGAACTGAACGTCAAGATGAAAGATGACGAGCAGAAGAAGTTATGGGTACTGGCAAAAGCAAGTCAGTACAAAATTACAGGTAATGGATCTAAACTACAACAAATGACAGTTTTGCAACTTAAAAACTGTCTTAAGGAGTTAGAAGATGGAAAATTCTAAGGATTATCCAAAGATTCGTATCAATGCACTGATTGATCAAAAAGCATATAAAAAAATGCAACAGGAAGTGCAAAAAAGATATATTACTGACAAAAAAGTAACTATATCCTCGTTAACAAACGAGATTATCCTTGCCCACTATCACATTCTTTAAATGGCTTACGAAAATTTATTTAACGGCAGATTAGTTCTGTTTACAAACAATGAAAAGAGATCTGAAAAGTCTCCTGACATGAGCGGTAGTATTGAATTTGAATTATCAGATGCACTCGCTTTTGCAGAATGGATTACTGGACAACCTGGTGAAGCTAATTATGCAGGTGACAAAGTAATAAAAGTTCCTGTCAGTGCATGGAATCGTGAATCAAAAAAAGGTACAAACTTTGTATCAGGTTCTGTATCTGTAGCAAAACCACAAGATGAGGAGACAGATGACTTACCGTTTTGATTGGCGTTTATTTTTATATAAATTACTCACAACAAAACAGCAAAAAGCTTTTGCTAATTTAAAAACAAGACGTTATGACCCTAACTAATTTTTATTAATACGTTTATTTAAGGCTGTCACAAGTTTGTTCAGCCTTATTACAAAAAACAATGCTACAGATATAAAAAAGTTTTTTATCATTCTACGCAAAACCCACCAATGTATTATTTTTGCCTGTTCTGCCTTTGCAATCGTTACATGAGCTTCTGCAAGTTCTTGTAGAGTTGCTGCAAGAATTGCATCTCTTTTTGCATTGTTACGCAACAGACTAACGCAATATCTTTTTACATAATCTATATCAGGATTGTTTTCTATTTCTCTACAACGCATTTCTGTAGATAGTTGTAGTTCTATAGGAGGCTCTTCTGCAAAAATTACAAACTTGTCTTTCATAAGTTTCTACCTGGAAACAACTGATGCTCTAGAAAATCTACAGCCTGATCATCTAGTTCATTTGACGTTTGCTTACATATAGAACGGAGCAAATCCACTATAAGTTGTTTTACTGCTGATGATGAAAAGAACTTTAATAGTATTGATTTTAATAGTTTTAACATGAATAATTATGTGTTACTTCCCAAACATAACAGTATTTGCTAAGTTTGGCATACAGCTGCCTACTAAAGCAATGGTCATCTGCTTTCTCCTCACACTAAGGCAGTTTTTTTAATATGGAAGAAAAAGAAGAAAAAGAAGGTATTGAATGGGGTGAACTGTTCGGTCATGCTATTAGATTTCTAATTTTGACTTGGAGTTTATCAATGATGACTCTTGGATATATGGGCAAGGTAAGGATTGATGGAGCGTTCACTGCTGGCCTGGTTTCGGGAGTTCTAGGTTCTTACGGCATATCAGTAGGAAACAAGAAAAGTGGTCAAAATAACAGTAATAACCCTAAAATAGTAGATAATGGAAAAAACAACGTAGGAATCAAATGAAAAAACTATTACCGCTACTTCTGTTTTTACCCTCGGCTGCTTTTGCAGATATAAAACAGGAATTTGTAACATCTGCACAGATTTCCATAGACTCACCTTATGTAATTACAAATGCAGCCCCATCAAGTTACAGCATAAGCGGAAATAATATCACTACATCTACAGGATCAGGAGACAGTGTCGTATCTAATGGAATTGGTGGATTAAATCTTGCAAGCTTTGGAAGTAATGGCGCACCAAACGCAATACATACAAATAAAACAGTAACAACGGCTGGATCTGCTTTTTCTCTCAGCGAAAGTTATCAAGCTGGAGATGGAACACAAACTGCAATTACCCCATCTAGCGGTATCGCAAGTCTCCCTGTTCTTAGTGGACAAACAACAGTTATTTCTGGAGGAACAGCAGGGTCACTTGCATTGACTTCAGTTTCTTCTGGAATACATACTTGTAGCGCAGGGGGGTCAGGTACTAGCTGTATTGGGTCTACTACTGTCCGTATTACGATTGACTAGACTTTGGTTATTAGTTTTACTACTATGTCCTATAAGAACACTTGCTGTTCCTGTAGTTCCACAATTTCGTAGTGGTTCGAGTCAGACTTCTTCAACATCTGAATCAGTAATAAATGAAACTATTACAAGTCATCAGTATCGCACAGGATACTCTTACTCTGCGTCAGGACACAACATTGAATCATCAGATCTTAATGGATATATCAACCCTACAGCTACAACTCTTACAGAACAGACAGTTGGAGGGGTAAGTTTTAGTTGGACTTCACCAAACTTAGAGGCAGTTCCAAGATGGAAAATTTCTGTTCCAGGCTCAGCCTTTTCTCTTCAAGAAACACTAATCACACCTGGCTTAGACACAGTAACGACAATACAAAGAACAATAAATACAAGCACCACAGTAGAAACTACAACTACATTTGGGCAGTAGCTTTAATCCTTTGTCCTGTCAAAACCCTTGCAAACACTACAGTCGCATCACCTTCGAGTAATGCCCAAGGTGTAGTGAACAATAATGCAACAATGATAACTCCATCATCTATGCCATCTTTTCGTATGAGTCAGGGTATTGTCTGTGCTTCACCTAGTCTTACGATCACTCCATATGTAACTGACTCTCATACATTTTCATTACCTAGAGAAACTGTTACCAAACAGAATATTTATGACGAGAATACTGGAGAAATAAAATATGTACAGGAAACTCCTAGATTCGAGAAAGAAAACTTTAATTTAAATTATGGAATTTCGGCTCAAATAAATATTCCACTAGGAAAATCACCAGCCCTTTGTCATGAAGCAAGTGCAGTAAATATCGAAGCTCAAAAGTTATTGATAAAGAAAACTAAAATGGAAATCAGTCTCTATCGTTTAGAGATGTGTGCAAAACAGGCGAAATTAGGTGTTTATTTCAAACCTAATACTCCTAGTGCTGTTACCTGTGAAGATATTGTTGTTAACATCCCACCAAATCAAGTTATCCCACATACTCATAAATTAAAGCAGTAGACAAGCACGGGTTGAAACTTGTCTACCTAGACGCCCTATCCATTGCCTTGTCGAATAGGGTTTTTTTATTCTACCTTATCTTTCTTCTTTGTAAGCTTTTTCACTATCTGTTTTACTAATGGTTTTACTGCGTTAAGAAGAAGTGGACTACTGGCAGCGACCAAGCCAATAACAGCAGTAGATACAATAGTAGAAACTTCTGGAATGTACTGATCTTTAAACGGAACACTTTCATAGAGAGTTATACATTCAACCCCATCTTCCCCTCTTTTATGTCCTGTGACACGTTCCAATCGTTTTTCGTTACGAAAATCTCCTACCCTCTGATTTTTTTTACCAGGACAAGGTTTTAACTCAATATCTTTATCTTTCGGTAACTCTGGTATTTTTGATTGCTTTGTTTCTGGTAAGGGTGGGGTTTCATTATTAACAGGAACTTCCTCCGTAATGACCAGATTCTCAGGTGTATAGTCAAGAGGAATAAAACTAGGAAATGGCACATCACACGTTGTATATACACCATTAGGATCTTCTAATAACAGATTACGATTACCTGTATTCTTTATATCACGATGCTTATAGGTACAACCAGGGACATCAATATCAGGTGGCTTTGTAATCGTTATATAGTGTGGAGTATAAGGCTCTGGTACGTTTGGAACATATATCTCAGGAATATATATATCAGGTATTTCCAATTATTTTTTTAGAAAAGGTATAGATTCACCTGTCTGACTTGGTAAGGCATTATCTAATACTTTAGGCATCATTCCTTGAACACCACTAAGAACTTTATTCATCATCTTTGTCTGAAACTGTTCTGAAGTTACATACTTGTAACCAAAGTACGCTCCACCACTCATGGAAGCTACCATTACAAATGAGATAATACTCAAAATGTTAGCTATTTTCTGAAACATGGTTAAATTTGCAATTTTGAAAGCACTATCTTTTTCAAGTGTGCTTGTATTACTGCTTATTGTAGCCCTATCCCCTCTCTACGTCACTATGGGGATAATGACAAGACAAATGCACGAAAAGGTTAATTAATCAGCAGCTTCGGGTGTTCCTTTTTCTGTATAAGGATCTTCGCCATTTAACCACTTAAGGTATTCTTGGTAATCCGTGTTTGCAGGGTCAAATGGAATAACTGCATTATCAGCTTTTCTTAAAATTTGATCTGTTCTAACAACACCCATACTTTTTGTTTTTTTGTAAGTCATAGTTTAAAGCTCCGCAGTAGCAGTCCAATCATAAGTTCCTGCTTGAGAAGCAGATAAACTTCCATAAGTAACAAAAAATCCCTTATCACTAATCCTATCTGCTATTTTACTTCCACCTGATCCTCCATCAGAAAATGTCATAGTAGGCGTTCCTCGCATATTTACTTTAAAACTATACCAACCTCTAGCGTAACCATCAGATGAAGGATATGATGTTGTTCCAACCTTATCATCTCCAAAAGTATAATACCTCTGACATAAAGCAAGCTCCTGTGCGAATGACCTATGCTCAAAATCTGTTGCCACGCTGCCTACTTCTAATTGAACTCCTGTAATTTCAAATGTCGCATCATTTGTTGTGTACCATGTTGAGGTACTATCAGGTGTTCTTGCTGATGAAGAGTGAACTGCCCATGCGTTTAATGAAACACCACTATCTGTAGAATTAGTCCCCCGAAATGGGATAATATTGATTTCTAAACCATGTCCATTATCATTATCAAATTGCACATTAGAATTGCCAGGAATTGTTTTAGTTATCTTTGTCCATGTATTAGCAGATAACGAACCAGTTTCGTATGCGTATCTTTGTTCTGTTCCGTCTGCACTTAAAACATATCCATAAAAGTTTTGTGCAACACTTGATTTAACCCAGAAAGATAAAGTTATAAAACTGGAAGCTGAAGTATAATTCCAACCACTATTTGCAACATCTTGAGCTTCTATTGTTGTGAGTATACTGACAACATCAGCAGCACCAGCACCACTTGTTTGGTTTCCATTAGTTATTTTGTAAGATTTTCTGAAACCTAAAGTGTATGGTGTAGTTCCACTTGCTACATCTGCTTGTGCATGAGTAGGTGCTTCATCATTTCCATTATAGAAAACTCTAAATCTGTCAACGCTGCCATAACCATTTGCTGTAGATGACGTACCACGTTGACTTATTAAAAATGCTCCGTTCAGAATCAAATTTTTTCCCTGTCTGTTAGATAGATTGGCAGTACACGTTCCATCAGTATTGTTGACAGTAATAGCAGCAGTACTGGCTCCTACCCCTTTTATCGAATTTACCTTGATCTCTGACATTATGCTGCTACCTCCTGTAAAACCATAAGCTGCTCTGTGTTTTGACCACCAACACGAGTCTCATACGAGCCACTATTTTTACCATATATTTTATAAGTTATGGCTTGACCAACTGAATATGAGGGTGTATCTAGTTTTATTATGACAGCAGTTTCTATTAATCTTGCATTAGAACTGTAAGCACCAACATTACCACCCTGAGTTCCACCAGAAATATTAGTGTATGTACCCCCTGCGATTGACCTAAATATGCCTAAATATAATTGTCTGCCAGCAGCAGCAGTATCCAAGACTTGTGTTGTATGTATTAAAATTTTACTTGATGCAAAAACTGGAGTAATTGTTGCTGATAAATCACTAGCAACAAAACTTGTAGTGGTAAATGCTTTTTCATTATCAACTACATTTCCTTGTACAACTTGAATTATATTCCCTGATCTTGGGTTTGTTGTAGTTAATATCGTTCCATCTGCTGAATCAGGCAGAGTCATCACTCTGTTATTAGCAGAAGATGAGGGTGCTTGTAAGCTGAAAGACCCACCACCTGATGCTGCGTTTAGTTTAATCTTTGCTGTCATTTATCCAGCCTCCAATGCAGCTACTTTTGTTTCCAATACTTCAATTTTAGCAATAGCCTCTTGTAATGTCTTAAGCCCAATCATTACAAATTGTTCTTCTTTCAATCCTTTTCTGTAAACATAATTTTCGTCATTATCTCCAGAAATTTTAAAATCTTCTGTTATTAAATCAGAATCAATAGTTTCAACCTCTTGTGCTATAACTCCGTGCTTTTTAGCATCTGAATCATTATCACTAATATAATTAAAATCTTTGAATACAAACTGTTTAAAAATGTTATAAACAGAACCCATATTAGTAATATTTTTTTTCATTCTTTCATCAGATAAATTAACATTATTTCCTGAGTGGTTAGCAATTCCACCATTTGCTTGTACATAAAATCTATATCCATTATTTGTTGAGTTCTCATTATAAAGATGATAGAAACTATGATTACCAGCAGATTGATTGATAACAGTATTTACTGTGGGGTTTGTAGTACCATAAGCTAACTTTATACCCACCCCTGCACCAGAAGATGAATTTGTAGTTCCTATCATTACACGCCCAGACGAATCTATACGCATACGTTCTGTTGCAGCAGTTCTGAAAATTAAATTGGCTGATTCTCTATTTGTTATATATCCATCACTTCCACTTAAAGAGAATTCAAGGCCATCACCACTACCAGAACCAGTTGTACCATTGCTTAGTTTATAATATGCGTTACTTGATGAAGAATGTACTTGCACAGCAGAATATGCGGTATTTCCTACGTCTGGTGCAGAAATTCCAATACCCAAATCGCCTGTTGAAGTTATAGTTGCTCTAGTTACTCCACCTGTATTTATATTGACAGTATCAGATGCAAAATTTATTCCTGTATTACTGTCTGTTCCCTGTAATGCTGGTGCGGAAGCTGATCCGTCAACTCCAGAAATACCAGTAGTGCCGTCAATATTTAAAGCCATAATTAAAGAATAACAAGTAAACTGCCAGATGGCACGGTCACAGTGACACCACTATTTATAACAGGGCTTACTGTGTGTGCATTTTTTCCTGATGTTATTGTATAATTTGTTGTCACGTTAGTATCCGATTCAAAGAATACCTCATCATTACCTCCTCCCGTAGCTCCAGCACCGCCTCCCACAGCAGTAAACTCAGATCCGTTATATATTTCAGCAGAAGTGGTCGTACTGTTGAATCTGAAGTCACCTGTCGAGGGTGAACCAGGTCTTTGTGCAGTAGTTCCAACAGGTATCTGTAAAGCTGTTGTGTAATTATGTATAACATCTCCAGTAAATGTTGCACCTGCAACTGGAGCTAGACCTAAATTTGCCTGAGTAACATTACCAATCTCGATATATCCATTATTAGCTGCATTTCTTATTTTTAATAAATTAGATGTTGTATTAACTGATAACTGGAACGCAACCTGTGTACCACTAGGATCTGCTGATCCACTATTTAAACTCTGTATAGCAGCAAAAACATTATTTAAGTCGGTACGGACTGCGCTCCCCGTTCCATTAGCAATACTGTAATCTGATACCTGTGACATTTAAAAAGCTACCTTGTGCATATTCTACCCTCCTTTACCAAATCCGACAGCCTGATAGGTGAAATTTCTATCAATCGAAGCATTTGATGAATTTTTGAAGTGTACAGTAAATCCAGTACCAGAAATACTGCTTACTTCAAAGTAATCTCCTGATGCCATATTTTGAGCATTGATACCAATAGAAGGTAGATTGGAATTTGCTCCAAGCAAAGAAGAAGTACCAACAAAAAATGGATTGGTAAACGTAACAGCCTTTGCTCCTGCTCCGCTTGCAATAACATTACCTTGTTCTGTTCTTCTCTGTAAAGATGCTGTATAGCCTAACTGCGAAACTTTTATATCCTGTGCAGTATCTCTACTTGTAAGTTTTGCTCTGAATTGAAATCCTCTGCCTTTATAAGTACCATTGGCAAAAGTTTGAAAGTCAGTATAAGTAGGAGATCCAGATGGGTCATCTTGTGTAACCCTTACTAACATTTCAGCATTAACTTCTGTAGCTGTAGCTCCATCAAAGTCTGTAATATCATCAATCAAACCTCTTGAATCAAATAAATCTGATGGATAGAAACCTTCTGTCAAGAAGTGACGTTTAAGATCAAGACTAAATACACCGCCTAAATCTAAAGTATCTCCTCCAGCAGTTCCACCAAAATCATAAGTTCCTTCAGAAACAACTCCACCAAAGTCATCCAATGAGCCAACGGCATCGAAATCTGTAATACTATCAAAATTACCACCACCAGTTAAATTTATCGTATTAAATGCACTCTCAAAATCAACATTAGTCTTTGTGCCTTGGAATTTTGGATTATCTAAATCTTCTCTTCTTGTTTGTGTAACAAGTGGAGCTTGGTTATCTGGAAGATCAATAATTACACTTGTTTCTCCTGCACAGAATCTACCGCCATCATCTTGAAATTTTAAAATATATTCGCCTTCAAGATATGGAACTTCCGCAGATGTGGTAGCACCACTAAGAGCTTGAATCAAGTCAGTACTATTTGTAAATGTGCCGTTACCATTGGTTAGAGGAGAATGTCTGACATACACCCTACCTCCATGAGTAACATCTAAATCTGTAGACCGATTCCAACGTAATCTTACTAGTTTTTCATTTATTGGTTCGGCTGTTAATCCAGTAACATTTGATGGTAATGCAGTTTTACCAACAGCATTGAAAGTCAAGTCAGCAGAAGTAGCACTTGTTTGTAATGCAGTGTTATAGCTGAATACTTGAAATTCATACGTTCCAATATCAGTATTGAATATCTCAAAGTCAGGAGAAGATACTGTAGTGGAAACAAAGTTTCCGTTATTAAATCTATAGTTAACCTGGTACTGCGTAACCCCAACAATAGGTTGCCAACTAACGATAAGTTTTGATACCGCTTGATTATTTATCTCAACTATTTTTTCTTCAGCCTGTAATGCATTAGGTGGATCTTTTAGTTCGTTTAATATTGATACTGTTCTTGTTGGTAATGAAGATCCATCTTCTATAAATGCATATTTTTCATTAACGTAAGATAAAGCTGTAATCCCATAATTAACACCATCTTCTTCTACTGTTACTACTCTAAATTTTTGTGCTTGCACTGTATCGTCTTGCAATAACCAAACAGTGTTAACATTTGGTGTTTGCGAAAATGCAGAAGAAACTGTAACAACAGCACCACTTACAGCACTAACAGATCTTGTTTCAACTGTGCCATCAGGCAGTATTACACTAAGTGTAGGATTATTTGTTGTAGGTAAATCTGTCGCAGCAGAATCATCAACAGTAATTTGTGTTGTTGTAGCAGAACTGACTCTTCCACCTCTTCTAAGGCCAGAACGTACAGGATCAGCTATCTCTATAACTGCACCAGGTCTTACAACAACACCAGAATCTATAGATGTACTAAATGTGCATACTTCTGACTCATTTTGTTCAATAAACAGTAAAGTACGCCCTAATCTGGCTGCTTGACCACGAGATGTACACGCAAATGCCTTAACTTGCTTAATAATTACACCTAGCTTTGCAATTGCAGCAGTATCTTCTACAACCTCAAAATCTACCTCTTGACTATCCATATTGAAATAAGATACAGATATAACAGTGTTTCTAGTTTTTAAACCACTACCTGAGTAACTAAATCCATCTTCTGTTACGTTTGCAAGATTAAATAAATAACTTGCATCTTTCGGGCTATCTTGCGTTAACTGTATAGTACCTGCTGACCATATCGGCATACATCTCATTACACCTGCAAGATCATTTATTAAGTCATATGCCTCACCAGAACTTTGTATATTTACATTGCAACTAAATCTAGCTTCCTGACCACCTAAACCATCACTAACAAGAGTATTAGCAAACTTACTTGCAGTAACGAAAGAAAATAAGTCAAGAGAGCTATCAGTTATATGATTACCAAATCCGTATCTTGTATCTGTAAGTAGATCTAAAAGAATCATGGCAGGACATGAACACCATTGTGCAGCCCCCATAACGCCATTAAATATATATCCATCGGGATAGACAATACGACCAGTTGCACTGTCTACTGTAGGTGTACCAGAACTGTTTGCACCTGCGCCAGGTATCCTTACTTTTATTCCTCTAATCCTAAATTTTCTTGTAGGAATAGAACTAAACTGCATAGAATCTAGCCTTACACCTGCATATGCACTATTTGCATATGTAGAGGCATCGTCTATTATCTCACCAAAACTAGTCCACTGAAACGAATCTTGTAGTCCTGTTGTTGTGCTGTCAGCAGTAATTCTAGATACTCTAATATCTACAGGAAAAGCACCAGTAAGATTTACTCTATAATCTCTTTGATATGCATCAGCACTTCTACCTGTAATTGTGTCTGTAATTACATCAGTAAAGCCACCAGAGTTATATTGAACAGATATTTTTAGCTGTACACTTGTACCTAACAAATCACCTTTGTCTGTAGCTTTTTGTAGCTGCGGGAAACTTATAGTCACGTTTACTGCATCTACATTTGTATTAGATATCTGTCTAGTGACAGGTGTAGATTGTGTTACGTTTACACCAACAGATGTAACAGAAGAACTACTCTCTATACCCTCAACTTTTGTTTGGTTTGCTGTACCAAATCTTGGATTAAATGTAACGTCTTGAAAGTTAAAATCAGTAGTAACTGGACTAGCAGAATTAGCAGAAGCTTTTAATACAGGAGTGTCGTTTAGAAATACATCTTTTAGTGCAGCGTTATTATATGCAGTTGTACCTTTTGTTCTACCTTCCTTTGATGCTGTTGCAAAACCTTCTATCTCACCTTCTGATAGTAAATCAAGAAAAGTAGCAAACTGCCTACTATGTAAAGTATCAGGTGTTCTAGTTGGCTGCGGTGGTGGTGGAGGTGAGCCTCCTCCTCCTGATCCTCGTATAATTTTTTTTGTCATGCCTGTACCTGCTGAGTATCTACTGCACCACTTATAACAACTGATCCTGTAATAATTTCACCATATACTATAGGCACTGGCGTACCTGCTCTTGATGTGTTTTGTGTACCAGAAAATTTATATGACAAGCGTGGATCTGTTTCGTTATCAAATTCTTTCATTTTTGGCAAAGGAAATAACATTTCTGATACACCACTTATAGTCAACATCAAACCAACACCTGCCATTGCTTTTGTAAAAAACCCTACTTTTGCAAAAGATCCAGCAGCACCAAATAAACCTTGAGATAGACTAACATTACCTGCTGCTACTGGCATAAAAAACGCACCTGCTATTAAGGCTGCTCCTAATAATATTTTACCAAAACCACGACCAGCACCAGTAATAACAGGCACAAAATGTATATCTTCTTGACCAATAGGATTTTGTAATTCTTTATCATCTAGTGCATAGTTACCAACTTTTACTTGATAATATTTAGGATTCATATAACCTTCTATCTGCGGAAAATTATGTAATAAAAAACTAACTGCTTTAGCTAAACTATCTACCTGTACATCAAATTCTTTATGTCCTACAAAATCAGCAAGATCGCCATATAGTTTTATTTTACGCAACATAACGATACCTCCCTCCTGTACATTTTAATAACCATTGAGAATATGGTTCTCTACAAGATAGTCTATCGGTTAAATGATGCAAAACATCATCTCCTAAAAAAATAGCTACATGATTTAAACCAGGTGATCCTATAGACATAAATAATAAATCACCTATTTCTAATTTTTCATCTTGTCTAATTTCTCTAAATCCTGTTCTCCATGCACAACTTTCAAACATAGGATTTAAAATAAATTCTTCTGGTGTTGCAGGTCTATCCCAATCTCTAAGGTTTATATTTTTTTCTTTTTTATACCAATCTCTTACTAATGACCAACAATCACTAACACCCCATACCCAAGGTCTACCTAAAAGTGCTGGTTTATAACCACAAGGTTCTAAATAAGCCCATTGTTCTGTTTTAGGGTTAACAATATACCAAGGAAGATTACTTTGTTCGCAGCTAATTTTATCTGCCTCACTAGGCGTAGGTGGGGTGATGGGGTGACTATGTATAACAGCAGTAATTTCACCTGTGTTGTCTGCTTTTATGTAATCCTCTGGGTCAATAATAAAACATTGATGATCTGTCATAGACAAATTACGACAAGGAAAATATTTTTCTTTACCTTTTATATTTAAAAGCAAACCACATGATTCTTTTGGATCTTCACGTTTTGCATGAAGTAATGCTTTATATTTCCAAGTCATGCAATAAATGTGCCAATAGAAGGAAACTCACTTCTTGTACATTGTCTTTTTGGCGCACGAATACCAGCAAGATCAAAAACAGCAGCTAATTCAAATTGCACTGCATCTCTATTTTCTGATGACTTTCTATCAATTTTATATATTTCTTTTGGAAACTCTGCTGTAGGATCTGGTGTGCCTAATGGATTTACCTGTTGAGTTGTAGTGGTTGTAGTATCTTGAGTCGTTGTATTTGGATCGTTCATTGTAATTGTATTACCCATTCCATTACCATGAACTGTACAGTAGTATCTTAAATCATTAGGAGCAGAGGGATAGGCTGGTTGATATACAACAGTTGCATCTGTACCTAATGTTCCAGTATTAGTTGTTGTCTGTTGTCCACCTGCATCAGATTTTATTCTTAATGGATGTCCTACGTTAGAACTATGAGATTGATTAAATGTATATGTTGACCCACGTTTCATTGTTATAACAGGCTTTTGCACACCATTTATAGCAAATACATTATTACCACCAGAATCTTGTACAACAGTTACTGTATAAGTAACAGATTCTGCATCTGCTGGATCTGCAATAGTTTCCGTAGTAGTAGTGCTTGTTGTTGTAGTAGGAAAGTTAACAGCATCTAGATAACGTGCCAAAGTTCTGATCCTAGTTACAGTAGCTCCTGTTAAATCATTACCTGTTGTTACCTGATTAACATTTAACAAAATAGCTGTAATAGTTCCTAAAGCATTACTAATAGTAAGAGTAGGTCTAGGTAGCTGTCCGTTTGTAAATGCAAAACCTTCTGCTTGTATTGGCATTTTTAAATATTGATTACCAGCCCAGATAATATCTCCATTAGCATTTAAGCTAGTACCATTATGAAAACGATATGTCTGTGTAGAACCATGCAATGTCGCATCTGTTGTAAGTTCAAATAATTCTATTACTGCTGATGGGTTGATCTTCTGTAGATCAGTAATAATAGAAGCTGTACTCATGGCTCAAAAACTTGTCTGAATGTAGCAGTTACTGTTGCTCTATCTGCATAATCTATACTTTCATTGTAACCAGGTTGTGCCACAAACTTATACGATGTTGACTCTCCTGGTGGCGTGTAATCAAAACTAGCATTATCAGCAGCCCTAGCATTTAAAAAATCCATAATAGTATCTGACTCTGTTAATGTAATATTTTTCCAAGTTAAATTATATTCTTTAGGGTTTTGATTTTCTGCTAAACCAAAGGTAATTCTATGCTCAAAACCATCAGCAAAACTAACAATACGAGTTTTAGGTGTTTGTTTTTTTCTTATAGGAAATGATGCGACAGGTGTAGCTGGAAAAGTTGCCATTATGAAAGTAAGCCTCCAGGTCTTTGTTGTTTTATAAGTTCAGATTGTATTGCAGATGACAATGCAAGTCCTAATGCTTTACCTTCTGCTGCATCACCTTCTACAGATGAACCAGAAGCATCTACATTTACAACTATATTAGTAGCACTACCAGAAGCTTCAACACCTAAATTACCAGAGCGACCACGTTTCAAAGGTAATATCGCTTCTGGAGAACCAGCTTCTCCCATTAATCCAAAATTACCAGTACCGCCAGAAGCATATTTAAATAATGTGGGCTGCGTCACGATGCCCCCTTTTGCAAACTTTTTCAAACCTTTATCATATACATTACCTTTTGCATTTACTGATCCCAAACCTGGAAATATAGCTCCAACAATAGGAGCGATAATAGCTTGTCTAATAGCTATTCTTGCTATATCAGCCAATATAGATCTTGTAAGATCAGCAAAATTTAATTTACCTGTCATTACAAAATTAACAAGTGCATCTTCCATTCCCTTAAATGCAGCTACTGTTGCATCTTGTATTTGTTTATTAACATCTTTAATACTATTTAGATAACTTTGCATACCTGCTTTTAGGCTGTCGTATGCACTCATTCCTTTTTGTACTTTGTCTTCTTCATTTTTTATTCCTTCTTCAGTTAATCTATTTTCTTCTGCTTTCAAATCATTAAGTTGTCCTTGTGCAATTGCAAGTTGATTAAGTGCCTGTGCTTTTAGATTTCTATTTCTAGGACTATCATCTAAACCACTTACTCTCTCAAAATTTTTCTGTGCCTTCGCTACCGCAGATTCTGCTTTTGCTATAGCATTTTCTAAACCTATACCCATAAATTTTTTAAAAGCTGTTATTGCATCATTAATGATTCCTACAATCTCTCCAAATACTGCTTGAAACTCTGCGCCAATAGGTCTTAACAAATCACCTAAATTATCTTTTAAATTACTTATTTCTGTTTGTAATCTATCCCCTGCAGATTCTGGTGCTTGTGCAAGAATTTTTGCATTTTCACCATACTCGTCAAAAAGCTTTTGACTAAATCCTAAGAAATCTTCTAGTGTTACTTTTCCTTGCTCTAATGCTTTATCTAATTCAGCAGGTGTCTTACCCATTGATTCTGCAAACAATGTAAAAGCCCCAGGCAAGCGTTCACCGAGTTGTTGTCTGAGTTCTTCTGCCGATACCTTACCTTTTGAAAAAACCTGACTAGTCGCTCGCATTGCAGACTTCATATCCTCTAGCGAACCACCAGTACCTCTAATACCAGAAGCAATTGCCAAGAATGATTCTTTTGCATCATCTACAGATAAACCAGCACCTTTAACAGATGCAGTAAGTGATGTGAATTGTCTTACAATTACATCTTGTGGTATTGCTAAATCTTTTGATGTTTTTGCTAAAAATGCCTGTGCTTTGTTGTACTGATTAGTATCACCTATAACTAGTCGTAATGCCTTTCTTTGCTTTTCTAAGGCAGCATCATATTGTGCAACTTCTGCTAATGCACCAGTAAACTGTCCTACCTGTGCGCCAATAGCACCACCAACTAAAGCACCAGGTGCGCCACCTACAATGCCACCAATACCTGCACCAATTGCACCTTCTGCTCCACCAAAAACACCAGCACCTGCTATTGCACCTCCTATCTGTGCCATACCTTTTAAACTACGACCTTTTTTAGATGTATTATTTAACTTTCTTAACTTTCTTTCTAACTGTTCTGCTCTTGCAGTAGCAATCTTAAATTCTCTACTACCTATCTTTACTGAATTAGCTAGTTGTCTATATGAATTAGATAATGATCTTGTCCCACTTATAGTTTGTGTGGCTGCTTTTTTTTGTTTTTGTAAACTTACTAATAATTTTTTACTTGAACTTGTAGAGAGAAGTGAGTTATCATTTAACTTTTTTAAACTAGATGTTAATCCACGCAGCTTATCTACACCTTCAATACCAACTTTAAATTTTAGTTTTGTTTCTTTATTCGCCATTATTTTTTATCCTTCTGCATTAGTTTCAATGCTTCGTATTCCATTACTTGTATTCCTTCAAACATAGCAACAGAATCTTTAACTGTATATATTTTACACAAGTATTCCAAAGATTTATAGTTTATGCCAGTTAATCCAGCCATACTGACATACCACTGCGTTGTTAACTTCCAAAACATATTAACAATCTCTCTATTCTCTTCCCAAACTATACAATCACCAGTTCTTTTGTTTTTTTTCTCGGCTGCGATTTGTTCTTCTGTAGCACCAAATGCTTTTAATGCCTCAACAGTTTCATCAATAACTTCTCCCTGCACCCAATACTTCGCAACCTCTCTTAGTTTTTTTCAGAAGCTCCTCTCATGCTTTCACCGAAAGCTTCGATAATACCTTTTACAATAAAATGATTGTCAGTTAATGCCTCAAAATTTTCATCATTAAATGGTATGTCATTGCCATCATCATCTTTTATACCAGACCAACCAACTAGTACACTTTTTACAAAGTCCTCATCATCTTGTTCCTCAACAAGTTTTGCAAAAGCTTTACGACCAATATTCTTAAATTTAGCCGTAAATGTCTCTTGCTTAAATTTACCTTTCTCAGGTGTCTCTACAGTAACTTGCCAATCGTACTCAGCAATTTTTTTAAAGACTAGTGCCATAAATTAAGTCATCACAATACTTAGCTCATTATTACCTGCTGTTGTAGGTAATGCCAAGTAGGGTAAACTCAAGCTATTGACCCCACCAGTGTCTCCTCTAGTTACCCCTGTTATGTCTGTCTGTGGAACATTGACAGTAACAATGTTACCCGCAGTAGCACCAAGAACAATAGAAGTATTACCAGTAGCAGTAGCGACAGCTTTAGCAAAGTAATCTGTTGTTGCTCTTACTGGCTCTTCTATTACAGCAGTACCACCAGGCGCACGATTAGTAATCAATACTTCTTGACTAGATGCTGTTTCTTTATAAAGCACTTCATTATTAAGAGCTAAATCAAATGATTCTATTCTTTGTGATGTAGCACCATGAAATGTTGCAGTTGTAATATTTGTATCATTTACTTCTAATGCTGCTGATTGATTAGCAACTGTAAATGTGCCTGACATTGCTGTACTATCTGGAGCGTTGTATATGCCCGTAAACTCAAAATTTATCATTGCAAACTGACCTGCTGTCATTGAGATAGTAGCCGTTCCTCTGCAACCTGTTATAACGTGTCTTGTCGCACCATAAAAACAAAGAATAGTACAACTAGAGAAAGAAGCACTGACAGGAGCATAAGTAACACTAGTTGAACTAGCTATAGTTTCAGAAAGCCCACAACTTTTTAGAAGAGGTGATAGCGCACTTGCAGTACCTGCTGCACCTGATCCTGATAACTCTGCACCAAAAGATACTGCTACACGTTTGTTAGCTAGTAATGTACCTTGTGTACTGTTACCTAAAAACCCTTGAAAAGCAGATGCTTGCACATTGTCAGATTCAATAGGAGTTACTTCTATATCAGTAACTTGAATAGCATTAGAACCAGCTACAGGAGATGGATTACTCCCATAAGATGATTCAATCTTTGCTAGTAGTTTTGTCGTTCTTGTTAGAGCCATTGTCAGAGGAGGAATCGGTTTCTGGAACTAGTGTACTCTTTCCTGTTTCTGGATCGAACATATATGTTCCACCTTCACCAGGATTAGGCACTTCTGTATTTAGTTTAGCCATGAAATCATGCAGCAGTTAAATCAGATCTACTTGTACGATAACGCACAATAAAATCTTGACTAATTATACCAAGAGGTACATCAGCCTCAACCAAACTAAAATCAGTACGATCTGGCGTTAGATCCAGAGCATACGAATTTATAGTCTGATCTGCCATTAATCTTAAATGAACTTGTTGCGTATAGGTATCAGAATCGTCATCTGGTACGGCAGCCCTAACAATTGTTGATACTCTAACCCTCATTGACCAATCTAACTTGTCAAAAAAGTTTGTATCTGTAGGATTATCTTCTACTGGCTCAATAATTATTGCAGGTGTTTCTGCTCTTGCTAATGGCTCTACTCTCGATCTGTAAACAGTAGCATTAGTAATAGCATCCAAGTTAGTTTTCATTCTTGCTAATATTAGCTCTCGTCTTGTATCTGCCATTATACTTTGCTCAATAATAGTGTAGTAAAACTGCCATCATCTATAAGCAGATTTTCTCTAACAGTGTAATTTGTAGAATCTACAGATATTGCTGTACCACGAGATGCAGATGTAACATCAGTTGTCTTTGATGTTAATAAATATTCAACAGATGTAGCAAGACCACCACCAATTACATCGGTAGGTTTATCTAAAATTCCTTTAAACGCAGTGCCACTACCGATCTGACAACTTACACCAAAGTCTTCTAAATATATATTTAAGGTGTCAGCATCTTCAAATGACATTTACTTTTTCTTTGCTGTTGTTTTTTTAGGCTTTGCTACTTCTACAGGAGCTTCTATCACTTTGCCCATAGAACTTAACAATGCATAATCACGTTCACTTATGTCGTATGTCTCTCCAGCTTCTAGTGCAGATCCACTAGCACATACGTTTTCTAAACACTTTACTTTCATAAAAAAAAAGGGGGTGTAATACCCCCTATAGTAAACCAATTATGTGGTTACGTCTAAG